CCTCCTTAATAACAAACCTTTAGTAGATATATATTGTAATTTCCTACTTAGTTTAAATACAGTTATATATTAGTTATAGCTGTTTCTGTTATAGGTTTATTTATAAACACACCTATCCTTAAAAACCTAGTTAAAATTATGTTATCAGTCTCCTTTGTTAAAGTAGCTGCGAAAGAACGGATGTATGAGCAGCTCAACAGAGTCTTACTGATCTGTGGTAGCTGAAGCTATCTACTAAGGAATCTTTGTTAAAAGAGGAGCTGTAGCAGTAATCAGCTATATGCGTTTCTAAAACCTACTGCTTGTACTTCTTACCTATAATTATATTTAGGTATACTTTAAGTAGTATCTTAATATCAATATTATAACAATCTCAAACCGAAGGACAGTTGTAAAGCATAAAATTTAAAACATCAGTGTTTATCAGGGATACAGCTTGGTGTTAGAAAAAGCTATGATTTCGTCTCGGATAGTAGTATACTATAACAACCATGATGGACATCAACGAACAAACAGAAACCTTCCAGTACGAATTAGCAAAGCTCGTGTATCACTTCAAACGGGAGTACGATCTAAACGATTACACCATAGCCGGATGCCTGGACTTCTGTAAGCTGTCTGTACTTACTGAAACAGATGATGTTATCTTTACTGGAGAGGAAGAGCTGTTAGAGGACGACGAAGAGCCGTTTGAGCCTCAGTTCTGATTAAGCATCTAACTTATATAGCAAAAGGTTTTGGTAGAAAAATCTGAGGGGCTTATGATGAGCATTGCCAAAAAGATTTGGTGAAAAAATGCGAGACACTTACGCTATATACGCGCGCGTTAATTACCCCCGCGGGTGCCCAAGATTATTATAGGACGGGGGGTATTGTTTATACCTAATTAGACATAATGCATATTGTATGACACTAAGATTTGTTGATTATCAAGGGTTTATGAAAACATCGCTTTCAGTTTGGTAAAAACATAATAAAAACTAGCTGTTATTTTTTTCCTTATTGCAAGTAAGTTGCATTAACATATCGATCAAACCTAGTGCCGTTATTGCAAGTAGTTTGCATTTGGCTTTGTATGTGTTTTTCTTCTTCGATGTTCCATTCTCAACTTTGTCTCAATTATGAGATTCAGTCTCAATAAGCAATTGTAGCTCAACTTATCTAGTCATTAGCTCCGGTAATACAACCTATTAGCCAAGCTTTAAAGTGAACTAATGTTGCTGAGGGGGTTGACAAGCTGTCTGGAATAGTATTAGAGGTTAGGTCAGCAAGGCAATTCCGCTTTGTTAGAAACAAATAAAGAATAATGAATATACAAGAAGCAGAAGAACTATTAAATGCCACAAAGCTACACTTAGAATGGAGACAATCTGATCTCAAGGAGCTACACATTAAACAAGCTGAACTCGACACTAAGAAGGAAGAGTTACAAGAGCAGATAAAAGAATACAAGGAAACTATTGAGCATTGGTCTAATGTTATTGATATGATGAGACTCAAGGCTTCCATTCCAGTTGTAAACTACTAATACCATCACCATGAATAAAACAAGTTACCAAGTTTCGGAAGCATCTATCAAAAGATACCAAAATTTAAGGAAATGTGAAGAGTACAAGTATGATTCATGGAGGTGCTTTAAAGATTGGGCAAGGATGGAGAACTTCAGTAAAGGCGGCGCGTATTGGGACGCTATGCGGATTATATGTGGGCAAGACAAAGCTTTTTTGAGGGAAGCTATATTCTCTTATCAATTAGCAGATGAAAAGCTGAATAAGATTGCAGATGCTTTCGAGATCATTAATGAGATTAACTCTTAAAACCAAACCAAAGGAAACTATACTACTATGAAAAACTACAAAGAATATATCGACTATTGCCAACGCCTCGCTGAGGATGTTAACGACTCTTACTCAGATGACATTGAGGTAAACGATCGCATTCACGAAATTGCAGACGGGTGCTCGCATGTTATCTATTACAGCAAAGCATGGGATTTAGTAAACATGATGCGAGAATATGATCACGAAAAGTTTAATGATGCTGTTGAGGAAGTTCAAGACAATGGATTTGAGTTTGAGGGTGATATTAACGCTCACATGACTTGGCTTGCTTACTATCTTATTCGTAACGGCATCTATTCAGCTTATCAACATATTGAATCGGAGGTGGTAGCATAATGAAACTAAATCTATTCAAATGGGATCTTTGTCATGACTTCTTACAAGTCAGTTATAAATCCGAAGATCTTTCTCGAAATGAAATCGTTGTTTACAATGCAAATCCTTTACGGCTCGCTATGAACTTACAATCAATGCTAGGTGAAAAGGCTCTGACTTGGTCAACGGCTCAAAAACTAGCAAATCGTATCATTTCAAATCCTAATCGTATCGCTTAAACTACCATGACCTCACCAATTAAAACAACTTCATCACTCACCTATCCATCTTTCCTTAGAAAGACCCGAAAAGAGAAGCTTATAAATTGTGCCGTTTGCGTATCACTTGGTCTGGCTTGGGTATTACTCTTGTGTGCAATCTGCCTTAGTTAACACCTATCAAAAATTAAATATATCTATACTATGAAAACAAATATTCACACTTCCGAATCCCTTAAAGCTCAAGATGGCGAGTTCGAAGATTTCCACTATCAATTAGAAGATGGCGAGCGATACCTTTTAACTGATGGCGAGGCCGATTGGCTTTTTAATTGGGTAAGGGGTAAGTATGTTATCGCAGATCACTTGATTGAAAACATAGAGGAAACTGATCAAGGCTATGTCTACACAATGGATGCCATAGGATTAGGCGAGGCTTTAAGTGATGATCAATGTTTTCCTAAAGCTGTCATGTTATCAGATGATTCAGCCTTGCAAGCGATCATGTTTTATTCAGCCTGTGAACCAATTGAATCCTAAACCTTACCTGACCATGAAAATAGAACAACCTAGCGACAACTCTTTATATGTCACAATCGGAGATTATGTTTATTACTTTGATGATTCCATAGAGGGTGAAAACATTGTTTCAAGGTGGCATCTAGATGATGATGAATCCGACATAAGAGAAGATATTCAAATAGATGGTGAACTAACTAAATCAGTAATTAATTAATAGCATGAATAAAATCGATCAAACTACCTACTCACATTTAACCAAACCACAACTGACACAACTCCGTAAAGCTTGCAAGATTGCCAACCTAGATTTTAAGGCTATGGCTTGTCGTCCAAAGGATGGCTTGCAACTGATTAAGGATGTTGAGAATAGAACGGGAGTGAAACTATAATGTCAGTAAGTTTTATCTTTAACAACCTAGCCTTCTTTTATCGTATCGATAGCATTAACCGAGCTTTACCTGTTATTGTGTGGAAGTGCAAAGACTTACCAATGGTTCAGGGCGAGGCTCAATCAAAGGAGCACATGTACGAACAAATAAAGTCCAGACTCAAGCAATACTATCGAAATAGAGTACCTGTCCAGACTTGCGATACTTGCGGATTGACAAGTGCTAAAATGGAAGGTCAAAGTACCTGTCCAGATTGTTTAATTGATAATGAATAATAACCTAACCGACCCTTCTAACCTTTCCACGCTTGACGATCAGAGCCTTGAGGTTCTCATCCAACATTACCTGTCCGTGCAACAGCGGATGCCTAACAATATAACTGTCCGTGAGAGATTACTTGAGCTTGAGCGTGAGCAGTTTAACCGAGAAAGAAACAACCAACAGTGAGCCTACTCACACTGGGAATTTTTATCCTTTGCGGATTACTCCTGTTTGCCTGGGTTCATGATATGCTATGAAAACTATACGAGCAAACCAAGATGTACTAACCGATCTGAACTTTAATTTATATGGTTTAGATGCTGTCAGTACTATTAAATTACCTGTCCACCAACTCAAGAAGTTTGTTAACTGTCCGAGTAAAGACGGGATGTCGTTTGAAACTTACGACTTTTTAACCGACCTAGATGAGAGTTTAGAAAATGAAACTGAAATAATGTTATATGTATGAATAAAGAAGTTTTACTTGACCCAATCGACATGACCGAGGAACTGATGTTCCACATGTTTAATAACGACATGAACCGAGAGTTGGACGGAAGATGGCTTGACCTTTACCTGTCCTTGCAACTATACAAAGAACACCTTGAGAAACTGGAGGAAGAATGAGAGCTTACGACTTACCGAACTACGATTCTTTTATCAACCGATACAACCCATACGATGATGAATACGATGAAGAACTTGAAGAACACCTTGAAAACTTACGTGCGATGGATTACGTGGACGACCAAAAGGACTACTGCGAAGCGTACAAAATCGAGTACAGCGAGATCGCACACCACATCTGACCTGTTCTGGGAGGCGGAGGCAGATATACTGAGAGATGAGTGCAAACGAATATTACGAAACAGAGCTGACTGATTTACCGCCTGATTACAATAGCATCGATAAGAAGGCTATTGCTGAGGGCTTTCAGTACTTCTGGCAATCAAACCAAATAACCGGATTCAAGCGTGATAAGAACGGGAACTATGTCCGTGATGAGAACGGTAAATTGATTGCTTATCGTACATCAAAGGCTCGTGTCATGAACACTGGTTGGTTTAACTTTAAATCAGGGAGTATTCATGAGTAACGAGCATTCTGCGAACAACGAGAGAGAATGCGACATGAGAGGATCGACTCGTGGACATGTAGCTAGGATGCGTGAGTGGGGACGGGTAGCGTATCGTAACCGACAAGCAAAGCTCAGGAAAGAGGGAGAGTCTAGTCACACAGCATCGTGCAAGCGTATGTTACAGAGTATGTGTCCGAAGCTAGGAGATAGAGTGAAGCACATCATCGACCAGTTTACTAGTCCAGGGTACACAACACCACTTTACCTGACCTTTGTCATGGATATGTGTCCGTATGAGATAGCTGTTATTGCTTTGCGTACCTTCCTTAATAACTTAGACAACCACTTAGCTGTCGGGAAGATGGGACAGCGTATCGGTAAAGCATTTGAGAATGAGGCTAGGTGGAAGTATGCACTAGAGAATCTGAGCCACAACAAGCAGGACCTGTTAGCTATACCTGACCGTAAGAAGCAAAGTAAGATCAAGCAGTTTTATAAGTACGAAGACACACGGTTTGAACTGTGGGATCACAGGAACAAGGTGAGTCTTGGGTGTTGGTTGTTGGAAGAGATCAGACAGCAGACTGGTTTATTTGAGATAGGATTCCGTGAAGGTAGAAGTAATTTAAAAATACCTGAACGCTTTGTGTTACCTACTAGACAGTTTAAAGATTGGATACATCGCTTTGATAAGTGGAAGGAAGCGGGGCAGGTGTTTAAGATGGCACTGCCTTACCGACCTGTTGACTGGCACGGATTGATAGGTGGTGGGTACGATATAGAACAGTTACCTGCACAGAAATTCTTTACTGGTAAACCTGTTGAGTGGTTTGAAGGGAATAACTACGAGCATGTAATGTCTGCATGTAACCGATTACAGAAGGTAGAGTGGCAGATCAATACGGACATGTTAGATATTACATTGAAGTGTTGGGAAAACAAACGAGTAGTCGGAAACATACCGCAGTTTGGAGAGATACCTGAGCAACCGTACTATACAGGTGGTGATGAGCAGGAGCTAAGTGTTTGGAAGTTAAAGCAAAAGGATATTAAACAGACCAACGCCAGTAACAGCTCCAAAAGATTCCAAGCTTGTCGTATCCTACACCTAGCTAAGATGTACAGTAAGTGGGATAAGATATACTTTCCGTATCGTTGTGATTACCGGGGCAGAGTGTACGCTATTCCGTACTACTTACATCCACAGGGATCCGACTTGGCTAAGAGTTTGTTAGACTTTAAAAACGGTCAACAAGTGGTGGATGAAGAGGACTTGGAAGCGATACTTGTACACGGTGCTAACATGTGGGGAGTGAAAGGTACACGAGAGGAAAGACTGGAGTGGATAGGTAAACGCCAGAACTTTATATTGGAAGCAGCGAATGATCCACACGGTACTGATTGGTGGACTGAAGCAAGTGATCCGTTCTGTTTCCTTCGGTTCTGTTTAGAGTTTAAGAAGTTCAGGGAAGAAGGATACGGATATGTTAGCTACCTACCTGTGAGACAAGACTGTAGTAACAACGGTATGCAGATACTTAGCTTGTTGTTAAGAGATAAGAATACCGGACGCATGTGCAACCTGGTGGAAGAAGATAAAGCGAATGACATGTACCAGCATGTAGCTGACCGTATCTATGATGAGTTAAAGAAAGACGGTGGTGTTATAGCTAAGACTTGGATGCAGTACGGTATCAAAAGAAAGATCGCTAAGATGGCAGTGATGAACAGACCGTACGGAGCAACCAGTTATAACTTGGTACAGGATTTATTTAAGAGTATAGGTATTAACCATCCGTGGAGTAGCACAGGTGAGATGTTAACTGCTGTTATATGGATAAGTAATATCATAAACAAGATAGCAGATGAGGTGTGTGAACCAGTAAAGAAAGTGATGAAGTATTTACGACAGACTATCCGATGCTTACCTTACGAGAATGGTATTACTTGGACCACACCTACAGGATTCAAAGTTAAGCAGAGCTTTCGTAAGTATAAAAAGTTAAATATAGAATCTGTATTTGATAACACTACTGTATATATAAACACCTACGCTGAGACAGATGATATAGATACTAAGCACCACGGCAACGCAGTGACTGCTAACTTTATCCACAGTCTGGACGCTTGTATTGTACATCAGGTAGCTAATGAGGTTGACTTTGACTTAGCAACTATTCATGACTGCTTTGTGACACACGCCTGTAATGTACGAAAATGTAATACGATTGTACGACAAATGTATGCAAAGACTTTTTCTGTTGATCTCCTGACCGAGTTCAGAATGGAGCAAATCAACAACAACCCGACCGCAGAACTTCCATCCGTGCCTGAACTTGGAGACTTAGATGTCTCGGCAGTAAAGCGTATGAAGTATCTGTTGTCTTAACACCGATAATAAATAATAGATATGGCACTAAAAAGTAGAACCAAACATCAAATAATAAAAGCAAAGGGTACAGCTAGGTATCCACACATCACAGAACCTTACAAGAAATTTGAGCCAGAGTTTGGCGTGTTTACTTGTGATGTTATTGTTGATAAGGAACAAGCTGATGCTATCAAAGCTACACTAAGACCACTGTATGAACAAGAGTTACAGGAAGCACAACAAGAGAACCCATCTAAGAAGCTGATGCAGCGTGAGTTTCCTATTACTGAAATGGACGGTGGGTTCTTAATCAAAACTAAGATGGAAGGTGGAGGAAGAAACAAAGCTACAGGTGAAACATATCATCGTTCAATGCCTGTGTATGATTCCAAAGCTCAACCAATGGATAAAGATGTACAAGTCCTAAGCGGTAGTGAAGTAGTAGTAGCTTTTCGTCCTAGCTTTTACAACAGTCCGGCTATTGGTTTTGGGGTGACCTTTAAGTTGGAAGCTGTTCAAGTCTTGAAGCTCGGTGAAGGAGGAATGTCAGCTGTAGCAGCTAGTTCCTTCGGTTTTACTGAACAAGAAGAAGGATTTGTTAATGGCGGTGAAAACTTAGAGGGTGGATTCGATGCGGAAGAAACGGAAGAAGAAATCCTGTCGTCGAACTTCTAATTACAGATCAGGCTTCGAAGAAAAGTTAGCATCACAGCTTAGGCGTGGTGGTGTCAGCTTTCAGTACGAGACTTTGAAGTTGGAGTATACTAAGACTGCAACCTACACACCTGACTTTATCATTGGTGATATTATCATCGAAGCTAAAGGAGTATGGACAGTAGAAGATCGCAAGAAACATTTGTTGGTACGAGAGCAACATCCACATCTAGATATTAGATTGGTGTTTCAGAATGCGAGAAACAAAATCCGTAAAGGAAGCGACACCACCTACGCAGCTTGGTGCGAAAAGAAAGGAATAAAATATGCACACCAAACAATACCTAAGTCATGGCTTTCACCAAAACACATCATCAATGCGACGACTGCGGATCAAGTGACGGATGCAGCACCAACGACGACGGGAGTACACACTGCTTCGTCTGTAGTGAGCATAAGCGTGGACATGGAGGGGGAACTAGAGTGAGTGAACCAATATCGAGAGAGTTCATAACAGGTAAACCAGTAGCTTTATCGAACAGAGGATTAACAGAAGACACATGTCGGAAGTGGTCTTATCAAGTAGGTAAACTAAACGGTAAACCCGTACAGATAGCTAACTACAAAAACAAACACGGAGAAATAGTATTCCAAAAGCTGCGACACCCTGATAAAAGTTTTGTTACTAGAGGTACGCCTAGCGTTCTATTCGGTCAGCATCTATGGAAGCAGGGCGGTCGTCGAGTTGTTGTAACAGAAGGTGAGTTAGATGCACTGAGTGTGTCACAAGCTTTCGATAACAGATGGGCGGTCGTCTCTATTCCATGCGGTGCTACTAGTAGTGTTAATCATATCAAGAAACAATTAGACTGGCTGAATAGTTTTGAGTCTGTTGTCTTTTGTTTTGATAACGATGAGGAAGGAACGAAAGGTGCTAAAGAATTAGCTAGTCTACTTAGTCCAGGTAAAGCACACATAGCAGAGCTACCTCTTAAAGATGCTAGTGATATGCTAGTAGCTAACAAAACTAAAGAGTTAGTGGAGTGTCTATGGAATGCTAGAGAGTACAGACCGGATGGTATCATCAATGGTGTAGAGCTGTGGGATGTTATTAACAATACTGAAGCCAACAAAGCTATCGAGTATCCGTTCAAACGATTGAATGATATGACGCATGGTATGAGACTGGGTGAGTTAGTAACAGTAACAGCGGGTAGTGGAACTGGTAAGAGTTTGTTCTGTCGAGAGATAGCACACCACTTATTAGGACATGGACAAACCGTAGGATACATAGCACTAGAGGAATCTGTTAGGCGTACTGCACTAGGGATAATGGGAATACATATCGATAAACCATTACACTTAGAAGAAGGTATAGTTGACCAAGAAGTATTGTTACCTGCGTTTGAAGAGACGGTTGGTAACGGTAAGTTCTACACTTATGACCACTTTGGTAGTATGGATTCTGAGAATTTACTAGACAAGATCAGGTATCTTATACGAGGACTTGATTGTAACTGGATATTCTTGGACCACCTCAGTATCGTAGTCAGTGGTATAGCAGGAGATGATGAGCGTAGGTTAATAGATAATACTATGACTAAGCTTAGGTCACTCGTTGAAGAAACAAAGTGTGGTATGGTACTAGTATCTCACTTAAAACGAGTAGACTCTGGTCACGAGGAGGGAGGGAGAGTTAGTCTTCACCATCTGCGTGGGTCTCAAGCTATAGCACAGCTATCTGATATGGTTATTGGACTAGAGCGTAATCAACAGAGTGATACAATATCAAATGAAACACGAGTGCGAGTCTTGAAGAATAGATTCAGCGGTGAGACAGGAGAGTGTGACACACTGTATTACAACAGAGAAACTGGCAGAGCTACACCTGAAAACATAATGAGTAATAATGAAAAAGACACTGACAGTGAAGCAGGATTCTAGCAGTAAAAAGAAAGTTGAGAACTGGTTATTTATACAAGCACTCGACGCAGCTGTAGAAGCCGAAGCTAACAACACAATAGATAATAATAAATGGTTGAGTAAGTTGAAAATATTTCTACCAACTTACAAATTCCTGAGAGAAACAATGAAACAAAATAAAGTGGAGAGAAACTAAAATGGGACTAGATCAGACAATATATATACAAAAGGACTACAATAAATTTGGTAGTAGGAAAGAGGATTACGAAGAACATTACTACAGGAACTTCTATGCTTTACACAACGCTATTGAACAGCAGTGGATTGATAGAGGCAGACCAGGAGAGAATGTGTACGGTGTTAAGAATCCAAAGGAACTCATAGATATGGGTATAGCTTTACAACCTAGCGACCTTGAACCTATGAGAGACATAGAAGTACATGACTCTGATAAGAAAGAGTACGATGAATTATTAACTAAGATCGAACAAGCATTCAAGGATGCTAGGATGGTCGATTACATTGCATCATAACAACGAACCATTCTAATTATGCCAGACTTTTTCCCAGACAAAAAACCATGTAGAACATGGAAACCTATACTATCTCAAGATGAATTATGGTTCTTATTTGAAGCAGGTAAATTCTTTAGAGACTTAGCCGATGCTGCTGAGAAAGTACCAAACGAAGTTCTTAGAGAGTACGGAGCACATCAATTAACCTCAGACCCTCAAGTTATTTATGAGTTTGGTATGGAGTTGGAAGACTTAGCCCGTAGATGTATAGCTAAAGAATATAACAAGAAAAAGAAAGAAAGGAAGAAACAAAAAAAGAATCCTAAACCTATGCCCACAATGGAAGACTTTGGGTTTACAGCGGAGGAAGCACTATGAGAACACTATTCTTTGATATAGAAACAAATGCTCTTGAGGACTTCACTAATCTGACGGACTTGGAAACGGTACACTGCTTGTCTGTGTACGATCCAATGACTCCTAAGATGGTGACCTTTGCAGGAGATAGTATACACCGTGGACTGACAGCACTAGCAGAAGCAGACCGTATCGTCGGACACAATGTTATTAAGTTTGATATACCTGCACTGAAGAAGCTGTACGGATTCTCTCCACCTCTTGTTAAAGTAGTAGATACCTTAGTATTATCTAGGTGTATCTTCAGTGACCTACGCAACGAGGACTTCGGTCGTAACAACTTCGATTCTAAACTTGTAGGTAGTCACTCGCTTAAAGCTTGGGGACACCGGATGGGTAAGCAGACGAAGCTAACATACGGAGAAGAGGACGGTGCATTCGACCACTACAACGATGAGATGAAGAAGTACTGTGAGCGTGACTGTATAGTAACACAGTTGTTATACGATTATCTACTCAGTCAAGAGCCAAGCAATCAGATGATAGCTATTGAACATTGGTTTGCATTCATCATATCTCAACAGGAGCGTAACGGTTTTAGTTTTGATTTGGATAAAGCAGACAAGTTAACCGCTAAGTTAACATCGATACGAGCAGAGTTGAAAGACGAACTGCAACAGATGGTAGCACCAAAGGTGGAAGAGATGAAGAGCCCTGCTGGTTGGACACTTAAGATAGAGAGTGAAGATCAAATAGAGATACTCAGTGCTGAGACTAAGGTAAAGCTAAAGGAACAACTGAAAGCTAGAGGACTGAAGCAGACGCTGTTGAAGGAAGCGAAGAAGCAAGGTAACAAACAAAAGACTACACTGTTCAACCCTGGTAGTAGGCAACAGATAGCCTCTGCATTAGCTGACCTCGGATACGATCTGCCAAAAGAACCAGATGCTACCACACCTAAAGTAGATGAAGCAGTACTGAAGAAGATCGACCATCCAATAGCACAGAAGTTGTTAGACTATCTTTTGGTACAGAAAAGACTTGGTCAGTTAGCAGAGGGAGAACAAGCGTGGTTGAAGCTGGCTAAGAACGGACGGATACATGGCAGTGTGAATACAAATGGAGCAGTGACCGGGCGGTGTACACACAGCAATCCTAATGTAGCACAGGTTCCTGCTTGTCGTGTACCTTACGGTGAAGAGTGTCGAGGATTGTTCGGTGCGGGTAGTGGTAAGAAGTTGGTCGGATGTGATGCTAGTGGATTGGAGCTACGGATGTTAGCACATTACTTAGCATTCTACGACGGTGGTCAGTACGGTAAGATCGTAACAGAAGGAGATATACACACAGCTAATCAACAAGCTGCTGGACTGGAGACACGAGACCAAGCTAAGACATTCATCTATGCTTTCCTATACGGAGCAGGTGATGCAAAGATTGGAGACATCGTAGGAGGTACAGCTAGAGATGGACAGATGTTAAAGCGTAAGTTCCTTAGCAACCTACCAGCACTGAAGAGACTACAACAAGACATCAAAAGAAAAGTAGAGAACGGTGGTACACTGATGGGACTGGACGGTCGGGTGTTACGCATACGCAGTAGTCACGCAGCACTGAACATGTTACTTCAATCAGCCGGAGCAGTGTGTATGAAGGTAGCTTTGATACAGTTATTTCATGCACTCGGTAAGAGTAAGTGGCAGCACGGTAGAGAGTACGCATTTGTTGCTAACATACACGACGAGTTCCAGGCAGAAGTAATACCACAACACGCAGAAGACTTCGGTAAGTTAGCAGTGAAAGCTATTCGTGTAGCTGGTAAAGAACTGAAGCTTAATGTACAACTCGACGGTGAGTACAAAGTAGGTGACAGCTGGGCGGAGACTCACTAAGAGATGGACGAGATACAATACGACAGCTACACTACCCTTGCATACCTCTATGATACACAAGACCTTACCATGCCATCATCAAACGCACAACGGATAGGAGCAATAGGAGAGGCTCGATTCATCGCTGAATGTTTAGAGCGGGACTTTGAACCACACACACCAACGACTCCTATGCCTTGGGACTTTATTGTCCACTGTCCGGCTGGTGATCTAAAGGTACAAGTAAAGAGTACATCGTGCATCAAAGATAATTACTATGTAGTTAATACATCATGTGGAAAAACAAACAAGGAACACATACCAAGTACTGTTGATGTGGTAGCTGTTTACTTAGCCCCGATACAAGAGTGGTGGATGATACCGCAATCAGTTGTTACATCGTTAACAATAAAGCTGTTCTCAGACAACCCAAGCAAAAGCAAATACAAGAAATATCAAAACAACTGGAGCGTATTCTATGAGTAAAACTAAAACTACACTTTTAATTGACGCAGATGTCCTCGCTTTCGAGGCAGCTGTTGTCGCAGAAGAACCGATACAATGGAAGGAAGAACTGTGGACTGTACACGCAGACATGGCATTAGCTAAAGCTCGTGTTATCAATCGTATACAAGAGTTCAGAGATAACTTGAGGTGTGAGAATGTAGTGCTGTGTCTATCAGACCGTGCTAACTTCAGAAGGAAATTGTATCCTGACTACAAAGCAAACCGTGCTAAGTCGCGACTACCTATTATACTTAGACAAGTAAAGCAGTGGATCATTGATGAACTTGGTGGTGTGCTATGGGATAACTTAGAAGCAGATGATGTTATATCTATTCTTGCTACAGATAAAGCAATGGATGAAGAGACGATCATCGTTAGCATAGATAAAGACTTCAAGAGTGTACCAGGTATATTCTTTGATTATAACAGAGGAGAGTATCACCAACCATCAGTAGAAGAAGCAGATAACTTCCACCTTATACAAACACTGACTGGAGATTCAACAGATGGATACAGTGGTGTACCAAAGATAGGAGCTGTTACTGCTAAACGGATACTAGATAAAGAAGGATATACATGGGACACTGTAGCAAAGTGCTACGAGAAAGCAGGGCTTACTGAACAAGATGCTTTAATGAATGCATGGATGGCACGATTACTACGAGCAGAGAACTACTGCTTCAGAACTAAAACAATAAAGAAACTATGGACACCGAAGAACTACCAAACCAAGGATATACTAGA